AATGATTGGAAAGATTGGAAAGAAAGTATTGCCTTTGACTATATTGAAGATAACTACTTTTCTGAACTTAAACAATCAGAAATGTTGAGAGAAAGATTTGATATGCTAGGAAACTTAGATGAATATGTAGGTAAATACATATCAAATGAATGGATACGTAAAAACGTATTACGTCAGACTGACGATGAGATTGAAGAAATTAAAAAACAAATCGATCAAGAGACTAAAGATGGAGATAACGATGCTCCTGATGGAGACGACCCTCGTTGGGACGGATAATTTTATAAATATATAAACAAGGATAAACAAATGAATGTACATGAATTGATTAAGAATCTACAAGATGGAGATAACGTTTCAGCAAATAGACAGTTTAATACTGTAATGGCTGACAAAATGACAGCTGCTCTTGATGCTAAGAAAATAGAAATTGCATCAGGAATGATTCAGCGTAAAACTTCAGAAGAAGAAGTTTCTGCAGTAGCTGAAGAACAAACAACTGAAGAGGAGTAATATCCTCTAATACTAGGTATTTAAATGAAATTAATAACAGAGTACGTAGAACAAAATATAGAAACGATTTGTGAACAAAAGAAAGATGGTAGTAAAGACTATTTCATCGAAGGTGTGTTCATGCAATCGAATAAAAAGAACAGAAACGGTCGTATTTACGAAAAAGCTTCATTAGAAAAAGCTGTAGAAAAATACGTCGTTGAACAAGTTAAGCAAGGAAGAGCTGTTGGAGAGTTAAATCATCCAGAAGGACCAACAGTAAACCTTGACAAAGTTTCACACAAAATCACTGATTTGCATTGGCAAGGAAATGATGTTGTAGGAAAGGCATCAATATTAAAGACACCTATGGGAAAAATAGTCGAAGGACTACTCGAAGGTGGAGTTAAGCTTGGTGTTTCAAGTCGTGGTATGGGAAGTCTTGTACAGAAGAATGGCGCTAGTTACGTGGGGGACGACTTTATGTTGGCCACAGTAGATATCGTTCAAGACCCAAGCGCTCCAAGTGCATTTGTAAATGGAGTGATGGAAGGTGTTGAATGGGTATGGGATAACGGCCTTATTCGTCAACAAGATATTGAAGCAATTGAGACTGAAATTAAACGCGCTCCTCGCAAGGATTTGCAAGAAGCTGAAATAAGAGCGTTTAAAAATTTCCTCTCTAAATTAAATCTAAAATAGGAGAAAACTATTATGTCAGACGACAGAAATCAGTCAGAAGAAGTAGTAGAATCTGTTGAAGAAGAGCAAGTTGATGCTCTCGTTGAAAATGAAATTTTAGACGAGGAATCTCTTGAAGAAACTTATGGCAAAGGCAAGAAAAAAGTCAATGCTATGAAATACAACTCTAAAGAAGAACCAGTAGAGGAAGAAGAAGAAGACGAAGAGGAAGTCAAAGAAGACGCACCTGCAGTCGAAATTCCAAAAACTAAAGCTGGAGTTATTCAAGCAACAGTTGATATGCTTAAGAAGGCTAAATCAGAAGACGCAAAAAAACTTTATTCAAAGTTAGTGACTATCGATAGTGAACCTGAATCAATCAAGTCAGAAAAGGATGCAGAAAAAGCTGTATCAGGCAAAATGCCAGAACCTAAAGCGAAAGCTAAGGTTGAGGCTATTGACTTTTCAGATGACATTGATGCAATCATTAAAGAAGAAGCAACTTTATCTGAAGGATTCCGCGGAAAAGCATCTGCAATATTCGAAGCAGTACTTACTAGTAAGTTAAGCGAAGAAGTTGACAGGCTTGAAGCAGAATATGCGCAAAATTTAGAAGAAGAAGTTAGCGAAGTTCATTCTTCACTAGTAGAAAAGGTAGATTCATACCTTAACTATGTAGTTGAAGGTTGGATGGAAGATAACCAACTCCAAGTACAAGAAGGTCTTAGGACTGAAATTGCTGAAGAGTTTATGACTTCACTACAATCAGTGTTCAAAGAACACTACATCGAAGTACCAGAAGGTAAAGAAGACCTCGTTGATGACCTTAGCGAACAAGTTTCTGAATTAGAAAGTACTTTAAACAAAACCACAGATGATAATATCGAATTACATGCTAAAGTTCAAGACTTTGAAAAACAAGCTGTAGTAAGAGAACAATCATTAGGGCTTGCTGATACTGAAGCTGAGAAATTAGCATCATTAGTAGAAGATATCGATTTTGATAGCAAAGAAACTTTCGAAATGAAAGTTAAAACTGTTAAAGAATCATACTTCAAAAATGAAACTAACGAAACAGTTGATGAGGTTGACAGTTTATTAGGAGATGGAGCAGTCGAATCAGACGTTTCAGATGCTATGAGCAGATACTCAGCAGCTATAACAAACTTTAATAATTAAGGAAAACAAAAATGTTTAATGCAGATAAAAACTTAATGGAAAAATGGAGTTCAGTTCTCGACCACGAGTCAGTCTCCCCTATCCAGGATAACTACAAGAAAGCTGTCACAGCTAGATTGTTAGAAAACCAAGAAGTTGCCTTACAAGAAGAAAGAGTTCAAGCACAAGGAAATTATATTTCTGAAGCAGCAGCTGCCAATAATATTGGTGCTGGTAGTATTGGTTCATTTGACCCAGTATTAATCTCTCTCGTACGTAGAGCAATGCCAAACCTTATTGCTTATGATATCGCTGGCGTTCAGCCAATGAGTGGACCAACAGGTCTTATCTTTGCAATGAAATCAAAATACTCAACTCAGGGCGGAACAGAGGCTTTATTTAATGAAGCTGATACTGACTTCTCTGGAACAGGTACACATCAAGCTGAACCAACAGGTTTAGGTGGTGCAACAGACGCAGATACAGACGGAAGTATTGCTGATACCGCTGCTGGCGATATCACTAACACATTCGGTACTGGTCTTGCTACATCAGCGGCAGAAAGATTAGGAGTTGGCGAGTCCGGCGACGGTTCTTTCGGTGAGATGGCTTTTTCAATTGAGAAATCAACTGTCACAGCTAAATCAAGAGCTTTAAAAGCTGAATACACAATGGAATTAGCACAAGACCTTAAAGCAGTTCATGGATTGGACGCTGAAGGCGAACTTGCTAATATCCTATCAGCTGAAATATTGGCTGAAATCAACAGAGAAGTTGTCAGAAATGTCAACCTTCAAGCCAAAACTGGTGCAGCTGACACAGCTAGTGCTGGTACATTCAACTTAGATGTTGATGCAAACGGTAGATGGTCTGTTGAGAAATTCAAAGGTCTATTGTTCCAAATCGAAAGAGAAGCAAACACAATAGCACAAGAAACAAGAAGAGGTAAAGGTAACTTTATCCTTTGTTCTAGTGATGTTGCATCTGCTCTTTCAATGGCTGGTGTATTGGATTACACACCTGCGTTAAACACTGACATCAATGTTGATGATACTGGTAATACTTTTGCTGGTGTTCTTAACGGAAGAGTTAAAGTGTACATCGACCCATATGCTGGTGTTGATTACATGACTGTCGGTTACAGAGGGTCTAACCCTTATGACGCTGGTATGTTCTATTGCCCATATGTTCCACTTCAAATGGTGAGAGCAGTTGGCGAGAATACTTTCCAACCAAAAATCGGATTCAAAACTAGATACGGAATGGTATCTAACCCATTCGTAGGTTCTACACCTTCTGATGGTCTTGCATCTGCTGGAACAAACTTCTACTACAGAAAAATGGCAGTGTCCAACATTCTGTAAACGAATTTCGTTTCGATTAAAAAGGTCTCTTAGGAGACCTTTTTTTTAGCCCTAAATATAAGGTACAATAAAGTACAAGACATAACACACATACACACAGGAGGTAATATGTCACAACAACCAAAATCAGGGTTCGAAATCCGAGCCGATCTACTCTCACAAGCACAAGGATTACTGGAAGGTAATATCTACAGGGCTAATGATACTGTCATTCAACACAATGATTCATTCCCTAATGATAAGAAACCTTTGGGTGACCAATTTCTGTCTACAGAGCAAGTTATTGCTACTGCAAGACAGTTGAATGAGTTTGTGAACGAGAAGTAAACATTTTGGGACACTTCGGTGTCCCAATTCAATAAATAGTAATATGAAAGAATTTGATAAAAATATAACAATCAGTGAAGGCCCATTTGAGAGACTTGCATTTCCAAGTGGTGTTGAAACACACGATGTATTAAGTAGGGTGATTACCACTACCTATATTCAAGACGGTTATCTTTGTGAAAAGAGTGTAACAAGAGAATATAGAGACGGTGACTACCACGATCAATCCACATCCAAAAGGATAATTAAAGTTAATGGCTGACCCAATAATCAATAAGTCTCTTTTAGGTAAGAATAATTTTAGACTTCTTATCGACAAAGTACCTACTGTAGAGTTCTTTGTAAAGACTGTAAATATCCCAGGCGTACAATTCACTGAAACGGTTGCACCTGCTGGAATCGGTTTAGATGCATTCTTCCCAGGCGATAAGGTTTCTTTC